GCCTGGCTGGCTGAACAAGAAGAACATGGCCGACAGCCTCGGAATTTCGGTGCAGGCCTTTGATAAATGGGACGTCGCGGCAGTCGCGAAGATCGGCCGCGAATCGTTTTATGACGTCCGTTCGGTGCTGGATAACCGCCTTCAGCACCAGACCGGTAAGCAACAACCAGACGGCGAAGAACGTGACCCGCACATTGCTTACAAAATTGATTGCGAGCGGCTGCGGCTGACCAAAGAGCAGGCCGACGCCCAGGCACGCAAAAACCGCATCGGCGACAAGGAACTGGCCCCGGTTGCTTTCATGACTTTCGCGCTCTCCAAGTTGTCGGCGCAGTTGGCCGCAACCCTTAATACCATCCCCAAACTCGTGAAGCGCAAGCACCCCGATATCGCCGTGCGTCACCTTGATGCAGTCGAGAACGAAATTGCCGTTACGCGTAACGCTGCTATTGGGCTGGCTGACCGTGTGCCGGAGCTTTTGGATGAGTACATCTCCACCTTGGATGAGGTCGCTGGTTGACGCTATCCGGCGCGGGCTGAAGAGCCTGCACAAAGATGCCCCGATGACGGCGGTCGAGTGGGCGGACGAGTATTTCTACATGTCGTCGGAGTCCTCCTACGGGGAGGGCAAATGGACCACCGAGGCGTTTCAGGTGCCCTTGCTCAACGCCATGGGCAACGACCTGATCGAAGAGTTGAACCTGCTGAAGTCGGCGCGGGTGGGCTACACCAAGATGTTGGTGGCAAACATCGCCTACAAGATCGAACACAAAAAGCGCAGCGTCTGCATGTGGAGCCCGACCGACGACGACGCCAAAGACATCATGAAAAAGCACGTCGATCCGATGATTCGCGACGTGCCGGTGATCAAGGCTCTGGCGCCCTGGTGCGGAAAGAAACACGGCGACAACACCCAAGAATCCAAGGTGTTCGAAAACCGCAAGGTGCTTTGGTGGCTGGGCGGTACGGCCGGCGGTAACTACCGGGAGAAAAGCCCGGACGAGGTCGGCTATGACGAGCTGTCGAACTTTGATGAGGATATCGACGGCGAGGGTTCGCCGACCTTTCTGGGCGACAAGCGTCTAGAAGGGGCGACTTACCCAAAGTCAATTCGCGGTTCCACGCCAAAGCTGGCGGGCACCTGCCAGATCACCCGGGCGGCCGAGGAATCGGCGTACCTGATGCGCTTTCACATTCGCTGCCCACACTGCCGCACTGAGCAGACGCTGAAGTGGGGCGGGCCGGATGAGCCGCTTGGCATCAAGTGGCTGAAGGATGATCGCGGCGAAGTCGTCAAGGCCTGGTATCTGTGCGAGTCCGGGCACGGCTGCACGTTCGAACATCACGAGATGATCGAGGCGTCGCGTTCGGGCCGCTACATCTGCGAGAAAACCGGCATTTGGACGCGCGACAGCATGGAGTGGTTCGAGGCGGACGATACGCCGATGCGCACGCCGCGCCGTCTGACGTTCCATATCTGGACGGTGTACTCGACGTTTACGACCTGGGTAAAGATCGCCGACGAGCGGGTGAAGGCTGGCAAGGATCGGGGCAAGCTCAAGACGTTTACCAACACCACGCTGGGCGAGACGTGGGAAGAAGACCAGACCGAGAAAGTCGACTGGGAGCTGCTGCACGCGCGGCGTGAGGTTTACGCCGCCCAGGCGCCGCCGCGCGTTGTCGTGTTGACCGGTTCGATCGACACCCAAGATGACCGTTATGAGCTGCGTGTGTGGGGTTGGGGTGCCGGCGAAGAAGCGTGGTTGATTGACCGCAAAATTCTGTATGGCGATCCATCGAGCGCGGTTCTCAAGCGCAAAGTGGGGCGTGAGCTGCACCGCATGTATACCCGTGCAGACGGTGCGGTCATGCGCGTCGAGCGTTGGTGCTGGGACTCCGGCGGTCACCACTCGGAAGCTGTTCGGGCTGAGAGCCGCAAGCATGGTGTGCATTGGGTGATCCCGATTTTCGGGGCCAGTACCTACGGCAAGCCAATTGCGAGCTTCCCGCGCCGCAAGGAAAAGAAGTCGAAAACCTACCTCACGGAAATCGGGACCGACAACGCCAAAGAGGTGATCTACAACCGCCTCAAGCTACAACCGGACGGCAATCGTCCGGTGCCGGGTCTGGTGCATTTTCCAGCCGATGACCTGATCTGTGACGGCGACGAGCTGAAGCAGCTCACCAGCGAAACTAAGAAATGGATCATGGCCCGAGGGCGTCGCGTGCTTCGCTGGGATGCCAGCAAGAAGCGCAACGAGGCGCTCGACTGCTTTGTGTACGCCCTGGCGGCGTTGCGCATCTGCCAAGAGAAATTCGGCCTCGATCTGGAGTATCTGGCGCGTCAGAACTCGGCTTTGAGCGATGAGGGCGAGCCAGAGGATCAAGACGAGCAGGACGAGCCAGACGAAGCGATTGACCTTGACGAGCCACAAGCGCCGGCTCCCGAGCCGTCACCCGTGCCGATCCAACCTCAACCAGACCACCAGCCTGCCGCCGGCGGCTGGATTGAAACAGGAGCGAACGCATGGCTGTGACAGCGCAGGAAATGCTTGATAAGTACATGCAAGCCGAGGCGGACGTGCTGGCCGGCAAGGACGTGCAGTTCAACGGCCGACGTGTCGTCATGGCGGATCTGCCGCAAATCAGGCAAGGCCGGATGGAGTGGGAGCGGCGCGTGGCCCAGTTGCAGCGCGGAGGGCGCCCGGGGTTTTCTCTGGCGGCGTTTGAATGAACCTGCTGGATAAGGCCCTTGCGCCGCTGTTCCCGGGTTTCGTCGCTGAGCGGTTGCGCGCGCGTAACGTGATCATGGCGTTTGAAGCCGCCACGGTGACGCGCACGCACAGGGCCAAGAAGCAAACCAAAAGCGCTGATGCCTCGCTGAACAAAACTCTGAAATCGTTGCGTGAGCAGTGCCGCAAGCTGGACGAAGACCACGACATTGTCACGGGGCTTTTTGATCGTCTGGAAGAGCGGGTGGTGGGGGGGCCGGGTATTGCGGTGGAGCCGATTCCGCTGAGGTACGACGGTGCGATCCACACCGCGTTCGCGGCATCGGTTAAAGCGCTATGGGGTGAATGGTCGCTCACGCCTGAGACGTCCGGGGAATTGACCCGGCCGCAAATGGAACGATTGATGTGTCGCACCTGGCTGCGGGATGGCGAGGGATTGGCGCAGATGCTGATGGGCAAGGTGCCCGGCTACGACCATCTGCACGGCGTGCCGTTTGCGCTGGAGCTGCTGGAGCCGGATTACCTGCCCATTGAGTACACCGATCTGTCCAAGGGCATTGTGCAGGGCGTCGAGCGCAATGCATGGCGTCGTAAGCGGGCTTACCACCTGTTCAAAGGGCATCCGGGGGATCAGCGCGGCATCTTTGCGCAGAACACCAAACGCGTGCCGGCCGAGCAGATGATTCACATCGCGCACCGCAAGCGCATTGGTCAGAACCGTGGCCAGCCGCTGCTACACGCGGTGTTGATCCGCTTGGCGGATATCAAGGATTACGAGGAAAGCGAGCGGGTCGCGGCGCGAATCAGTGCGGCGTTGGCCATGTACATCAAGAAGGGGCTTCCCGACGATTACATTCCGCCGGCCGAGGGTCAGGTGCGCGCAGAGCGAACCTTTCCGATCGCGCCGGGCATCGTGATCGACACGCTGCTGCCCGGCGAAGACGTCGGGATGATCGAAAGCAACCGCCCGAATCCCTTCCTTGAAGGGTTCCGCAATGGCCAGCTCAAGGCTGTCGCGGCGGGTACGCGTGGCACCTATTCCAGTGTCGCGCGCAGCTATGACGGCACCTATTCGGCGCAGCGTCAGGAGTTGGTCGAAGGCCAGTTGGGTTACGACCTGCTGCAACACGAATTCATTGACTACTGGTGCCGGCCGGTTTACCGGAAATGGCTCGAAATGGCGATCCTGAGCGGCCAGTTGGTCGTGCCTGCTGATGTCGATCCGCGAACGATCTACGGCGCGTTTTATCAAGGCCCGGTGATGCCCTGGATCAATCCGGTGCATGAGGCCACGGCGTGGAAAATTCTGGTTGAGGCCGGCTTTGCAGACGAGGCCGAGGTGGCCCGATCGCGGCAGCGCAACCCTTCAGAACTCAAGGCGTCGCGCACGGCAGAAGTCGCCGCGAACCGCGAGAGCGGGCTGGTGTTCAGCTCGGACTTTTACCACCAAATCTACGGGAAGAATCAGCCCAATGATGACGAAAAACAACGAGCCGCTGATGCGGCCACGGGCGTCGATAAGCCCGACGAATAAGCCCGAGGAAAGTTGGTACTCCATTCGCGCCGCGTCGCGGGGTGTGGCGGAAGTCATGCTCTATGACGATATCGGCGCCTGGGGAATCTCGGCTCGCCAGTTCGCTCGCGATCTGGCGGCGCTCGGTGACGTGTCACAGATCAATCTACGGATTCATTCCGGAGGCGGTGACGTGATGGACGGCACGGCGATGTACAACATTCTGCGCGGGCATTCGGCGCGCGTAGAGGTGTACATCGACGGCATGGCCGCTTCGATGGCCAGCGTGGTCGCGATGGCGGGCGATGTGATCTATATGCCGGCTAACTCCATGATGATGATCCACAAGCCATGGGGCGGGCAGATCGGGGATGCCGATGATCTGCGCGAATATGCCGATCTGCTCGATAAGGTTGAGGGCACGCTGGTGCAGGCGTATGCGCGCAAGACGGGCAAGTCTGCGGAGGAAATCGCGGCAATGCTCAAGGTGACGACGTGGATGGATGGAAACGAAGCGGTGGCGGCCGGCTTCGCGGATCAGGTGTTAGAGCCTATCAAGGCCGCCGCACAACTCAATTCGAAACGCCTGGAGGAATACACCAGCATGCCTCAAACAATGCACACCTTGATGAATCCACGCGGCTCTGTTCCAGCGCCTGCCCCGGCTCCAGCTCCAGCTCCAGCTCCAACCCCGGCACCCGCTCCAGCGCCGGCGCTGGCGTCCGCTAGTCTGACGGCCGACCAGATCCGCGCTCAGGCGCTGGAGGATGATGTGGCCCGTCGTACCGGCATCGTCGCGGCATTCGGCGCGTTCGGCGAGCCCCATGCGCAATTGCTGCGCACCTGTCAGGATGACGTCAATTGCACGGTCGCACAGGCTCGCGAGCAACTGCTGGCCGCCATGGGCGCGGCAACCACCCCGACCGCGAACGTTCGCCATCCTGGTCATGTTTCCAACGGCAATCTGGTGGGTGATTCGGTTCGGGCTTCGTTGTTTGGTCGTCTCGGCATCGAAGAAAACCAAGCGGACAACGCTTACAACCACATGACCCTGCGTGAACTGGCCCGGGCATCCCTGGCTGATCGCAGCATTGGTGTCGCGACGCTGCGGCCGATGGATATGGTCGGTCTGGCCTTTACCCACGATGCCAGCGACTTCGGCAACATTCTGCTCGATGCCTCGCACCGTTCGTTGTTGGCGGGCTGGGAGGATGCCGAGGAAACCTATCACCTGTGGACGCGCCAAGGCCGCTTGAGCGATTTCAAGGTGGCCAACCGCGTCGGTCTGGGTGCAATGTCGACGCTGCGTGAAGTGCGCCCAGGCGCTGAATACAAGTACATCACCCTCGGCGACACCGGCGAGACGATTCGCTTGGCCACCTACGGCGAGATCTTCAGCATCAACCGTCAAGCCATCATCAACGATGACCTCGACGCCCTGAGTGCGATTCCGCGGCTGATGGGGGCGGCGGCTCGCGCAACCATTGGTGATCTGGTGTACGACACTCTGATCAATAACGGCAAGATGAAGGATGGCAAGCCACTGTTCGAGGCCTCGCGCAAGAACCTGTTCACCGGTGCCGGCTCGGCACTGTCGATCGCGGCAATGAGTGCGGCCAAAACCGCCATGGCGCTGCAGAAGGGCAAGCCGGCGAAGGAGGGCGAAAAGACCCGCACGCTGAACGTCCGCCCTGCGTTCCTGTTGTGCCCGGTCGCGCTGGAAGACCAAGCCAATCAGTTGATTCGCTCGACGTCGGTGCCGACCGCCCAGGTCAACGCCGGCGTGGTCAACCCAATTCAGAACTTCGCCCAGGTGATCGGCGAGCCGCGCCTGGACGACAATTCGTCGTCGGCCTGGTATCTGGCCGCGAAGCAAGGCAGCGACACCATTGAAGTGGCCTATCTGGATGGCGTCGATACGCCGTACATCGACCAGATGGAAGGCTTCACCAGCGACGGCATCGCGACCAAGGTTCGCATCGACGCCGGCGTTTCTGCGCTTGATGCGCGCGGCCTGAACAAGTCCGCCGGCGCCTAACGCGTCGCCCATCCCATGACCCCGCCCAGTGCGGGGTTTGTTGTTTCTGAAGAGGGAAAGAGTCTATGTCCACCAACTATGTAAGCAATGGCGAAACCGTCACCTTGCCGGCTCCCACCGGCGGCTCTGTCGCGGGTGTGCCCCAGGTGATCAATGATCTGGCCGTGATGCCGCTGCAGGGCGGCCCCAAGGGCACGGTGATCGTCTACCGCACCGGCGGCAACTGGAGCGTGCCGGCCGATGCCGCGCTGAAGGCGGGCATGAAAGCCAGCGTCAAGGCGGGCGCCCTGGTCGCGTCGGGCACTGCGGACTCGGCCCCCTACGGCAAGCTGTTGACCGATTCGGTCGGCGGTTATGCCGAAGTGCTGATCGTTCAGTGATGGCCGGTGCCCGTTTCAGAGACGTGGCCGACCGCGTGGACGCGTTACTGGTGAGTCGTTTGGGCGATCCGGTCACTCTCGCAGACGGGCGCGACATATCTGGTGCCTTTGCCTCGCCTTTTGTCGGCGCTGAGATCGGTGGCGGCAAGGCCGGCGCCGCACGCCTTGGCGGGGCAATCAATGCCGACGAGGTGTTAGAGCCAACCCTGACCGCGCGATTGGTCGACGTGCAAGGCGTCAAAAAAGGCGACTTTCTTACCATTGAGCTGCCTCCCGCGTTGGGTGGTGGCCGCTACAAGGTCGTGCGCCTGAAGCCTGACGGCTCTGGCATGGTTGACCTG